TTATGATGAGGTGCAAGAAAGATATAAAACGGAATTGCATATAGACACCGAAGATTATGAGCAGTATGGAGTATTTCAATTCATGGCATATGAAATAGACAGTCTTGGGTTTACAGATCATGGTAGTAGTATTGGCTACTGTTGGTTGACTGAAAGGGGCGAGATGTTTCTTACAGTGTTGGATGCATGGAGTCAACATAATAAGGAGAATTAATTATGAACATAGGAGAAAAGAAAGAATATGTTGGATATGTAGACAAATATGATGGTGCTTGTCAATTTGAGACAGATAAAACTGTTTATAGCAAGAATGTTGTATTGGCTATAGATGAATTGTTACGCACTGAAACAAAAGATTGCGAAAAGTATAAAATCACGATAGAAAAATTAGAGGCGGAAATGATATGAAACTAAGTCATAGGTATGACAATGACTCAGAATTAAATGATTATTTTTCTCACGAGTATCATTGTGAACTGACCAAAGAACTTGATGATTTGGCTGGTTTTGATAAGAAAATGATTGATGAATATGAATATGGACATTATATATTGGCAACTGAAGCGGACATGAAACAAAGACTTTTGTACATAAGAATTCCAGGTGGTACGGTTGGCAATATATTTTTGGATAAGACGGAGAATATTATTACGAAGATAACAATTGATACAGATTATGTCGTAGACTCATATCCTGAGAATATTCAAGAATATGTTCAGAAATACGTTGGAGAGAAAATTGAAATAGGAGATTGAAAATTATGAAAAACCTCAATAATGAACTTAACGAATGGGACGACGTTGTTAATAAGGTGAACGAAATTGTTTCTTATATAAACGAACAAGATCCCCCAAAACCGGTGACGGTGTTATGGGTAATCAGAAATAACGACACAAATGAATTGATATTTAATGCAAGAGGAGGAGCTTATAAAGATAAGGAAGCGGCTTTAAATAAAATAAAAAAGTTGGGCTCTCAAAATCATTGTTTGCTTAGATATGAATTGCGTGTTTCAACGGATAAGAAATGGAGGAAAATATGAGTAGTTCACGAAAAATCGCAAAAATCGAGGGTTATGAGGACGAAGACATGAAGAACATCATAAAATGCCTTGAAAAACAAGGGTTTTTAGTGTCCGAATATGACGAACTTGACGACGACTATAAAATTTGGAACATTCTAAAATAGAGAAAAAAAGCGATGAAAGCTTAATTTCAAGACAAAGGGGGTGAGGAAAGTGGCGGATAGTATATTGCTTACAGTATTTATAACAATGCTCGTATTATATGTCATAAGTGAAGTTATACAAAGATGATATTTTAATAATTTAGTATAAAAAGCACAATTTATGGAGGTAAATAATATGAAAGATTTTAATAAAGTGGCAATTGTTAATTTGTTTGACGATTATGCATGCGATGATTATGCAGTTGCATTGTATGATGACGAAGCAAAGCTAATATGTGATTCATGGTTGGTCGTTGTGAATGGATGGGGAAATGAAAATGCAAGGGTACTTGGAGAAATTAAACGTGTTTTTCCTATTGAAGATTGTGATAAAGAAATAGTTGGACAAGTTATTGGTGTTGTGAATATGGATGCGTATAACAAAAGACATATAGAAGAAAAAAGATTAAAAGAGACGGCAGAAAAGAAAGCTACAATTGAAAAGGAATTGGAGCAAGAAATCAATAAATACAAAACAGTTACGTATTATGAAGATATGGCAAAGAAATATCCGAATAATTCAAGATTACAAGACTTGGTTAATAAGTTGTTAGAATTGGGAGAATAATCATATGTGGGAAGATATTTTAGGACGATTAAGGAAGTTGTCCAAAGAACAACTAATTTACATCATCGAACAATACCGCAATGTAACTCGTAGAATGAGTGATACTCTTGTAAGAGAAAGCCAAGGTTATAATTCAAGTAAAGCTTGTGATGATATACGAGATTGTTTACAGGATTGTGATTTTATTCGTACTCATGAATTGGCTACTTATGTAGATATGAAGCTTGGCAAGATTTCTGGTGAAGAATATAGGGACGTATTGTTGGGGAAAGATGACGATTAAATATTACTGTTAAAGGATCGAAAAGGGGGGAATAATATATGTTAATGATAGGGAGCATTGACGAATGCCTTGATAGAATTAAGGCGATAAACGAAAACAATAGATTAAGAATTGAATGTCTTGAAAAAGAAAATCAATTTTTGAGAGAAAAATATAATAAGGATGAAGAAGTCAAGAAAATGCAACAAGAGTTGGATGTAATGAAAAAAGATTTGAGACGTGGCTTCTCAATTTCAGAAAGAGAGCAAAAAGCGATTAAAGAATGGAAAGAAAAGCATGACACTGAAGTCCATGGATTTAAAACATTAGAAGATAGACTTCATGCAGGCGGTCTTATTGGCGGTAGATATACTTACCATTTTGTTCCGACAAGCATAGGAGTTTCTGGCACAATTCAATGTAGTTGTGGTGAAGAATTTGAGTTTTGCAAATTGTGATATGAGGAAATAATTTATGAATGTTTATGGCGAAGAAATGATTCTTATAAAAAATAGTGATGGGACATATAGAATAGAGGTACATAATTGTCCTTTTAAAGATTTGAATGGAGAAGAAATTAATGGCACAATAATATTTCCAAGAGTATTAAAAGATGATAAAAATTCATTTATACATGTAAATGAATCACCGGAATCCACAATTTGTGAAGTGATTTTGGACGAATAAATAAAAAGGAGAATAAACTTATGAAAAAGAAAATTTGCGTAGCATTGGCAATTATGGCAACATTGAGTTTGGCAGGTTGTCAAGCAACGACGAGAAAATTGGGTGATTCTGCAACTATTAAATTAGAACCAAATCTAAAATTAGAGGAAATAACATGGAAAGGTGCTTCATTGTGGTATCTTACACGTCCTATGACAAAGGATGATATTGCAGAAACACATACATTTAAAGCGTCATCCAACTTGGGAATCATTCAAGGCACGGTGACTGTTATAGAGACAAAAGAATGAAAACCTGATTTCAAGGAGAATATTGTAATGGTTAAAGATACAAAAGATAGAGACGAAAAATATGAATTAATAAAAACATGTTTCGATCTTGGAGGAAAACCATATATAAAAATTTGTTGTCCATATTGTGATAATTTAACAGAAGGAAGCTATCAAGTGATTACAGATATTCCCAAAAAATTATATTGCTCTCAATGTGGAGCAGAAATTATACAGCCAATTCAATTTGCTAAAGTTTTATTTAAGTTTAAATAAAAAGAGAATGTATATATGAATACAATTATATTCAATGAATATGATTGTATTTGATTACAAGGAGGAATTTAAAATGAAAGGTTATAAAGTATTTAATTCAGATTGGACATGCAGAGGTTATCAATATGAAATCGGAAAGACTTATGAGATAGCAGAAAGCCCAAAATGTTGTAAGGTGGGTTTTCATTTTTGTGAAAAATTGATAGATTGTTTTAATTATTATTCATTTGACCCAAACAATAAGGTGGCTGAAATTGAGGCAATAGGAGAAATTGATTTTGATGATACCAACTCTAAGTGTTGCACAAATAAGATAGTTATCTTAAAAGAATTGAAGTGGAATGAAGTGTTGGATATGTGTAACAGCGGAAAAGGAAATTCCGGACATCATAACAGTGGAAATTATAACAGTGGAAATCGCAACAGCGGATATCATAACAGCGGAAATTATAATAGCGGAAATTATAATTCCGGATATTATAACAGCGGAAATTGTAACAGTGGCAATTATAACAGTGGATATTATAACAGCGGACATCATAACAGCGGAAATTGTAACAGCGGATATTGTAATACAAATTCACCTAAAGTGAGAATGTTTAATCATGAAACGGAATTTAATTTTAATGATGAGTCAATAGTTAGATTTAAAGAGATTTTATTTGATTGTCCTCAATCATATGAATATTCGGATTTTATTGACAAAAGTGAAATGAGTGAAGAAGAAATTATTAAACACCCTGAATGTGAAATTATTGGCGGATATATCAAAACAATAATAGTTGAAGCAGACAAGCAAAAATGGTGGGATGAAGATGTTAGCGATGATGATAAAGAATTTATTAAGTCATTACCATATTTTGATGCTGATATATTTTATGAATGTGTTGGCGTGAGAGTTTAATTATAAGGAGGAATTTATGAAAAGTTATATTGTTGAAAAAGAATTTGAACATCAAGGTTTAAAATGTGTTGTGCTGCTTTTGGCAACAGGATATAGGTGTGGCTATGTAGGAGTTCCGAAAGGACATCCTTTATATAATGTGGATTATATGAATTGTCAGTCAGATTTTGCTTGCCATGGAGGTCTTACATATGCAGGTGGCGGAGTGAACTCTTCATATCCTATTAGCAGTGATTTGTGGTGGTTTGGATTTGATTGTACTCATTGGGGAGATGCAGATGATTGGAACTCCACATTTAAAGCTTTCTCAGAACAAAGCGAAAGGATTGCTGAATACAAAGCAATACGTAGTTTATGTCCTTTGGGAGGGGAAATTCGTACAACGGAGTTTGTAGAAAATGAATGTAAATCATTGGCTGAACAATTAGTCAACTGTGATAATAAGCATAAAACTTCATCTGATGAACAAGAAGACGTTGTAAAACAATATTGCAATGAGAATAAAGATACAGTTGAACGATATTATAATGAAAATAATGAGTTGGGTGTATTATACAGCCCTGGTTATGGAGTTGGGTGGAGTTCTATGGGCGATAAAGAATTAGCATATGATAAAAGAATCGTAGAGTATTGGTTAACTGAACACCCTGATAT